GGGGTGCGAGCACTTCTCACACTTCGTGTTTGTTCCCAGTGTTGCTTGCTGGGTAGCTTTACTTGTCTTTTTGCGTGTTTACCGACACTTATGCTGCTTACAAACACCAGTCAGAGTATCTGATCCAACTGTCATTCCACCCAGAGAGAAGGGTGAAGAATCCTAGGTACGCTCCCTTCCCATGGTAAGTGGGTATGGGCTTACATTCTCACTGTAGCGCACAGGTTTCCGTTTAAGGACTCAGTGTCCACGGCACCATGAGAAGACCTGCTCTCACAGTGTATTGTTGGGGTGTGAGTCACCCAACTAGATTACATTAATCCACCTCAATAGCATTGCTATATGCCTGATCTGCCAACAACAAGGCGTTTCCAGACCCAGGGAGCATCATATTTGCTCCATAAGCCAATGCACGTTTGCCAACATATTTGGCTATGCGCATCCCTTGCTGCTTAAGCATCTGCAGAACCTGCTCACGATTTCCTGCTAGGTAACCCGTGACCGCCAGGCTGTTAGCCATTGCTCCTCCTGGAACCGATGGTCGCTGCGCTCCAATCCTAAGGGACTGACTTGTATCAATCAGCCCCTCATAATTGAAGTACCACTCAATCACTACTTGATTGACTGACGCTGGTCCTTCGAAGAGTAATGCCACAGCATCCCACCCATTGTCTGCTGGCGAACCGGATGTGTTAACATCCAGAAATTCGTGTGAAAGAGGCACATCCGTTCTACTGAATATGTAGCTTCCTGGCTTCTTCACATCAACGAATTGTACGTCTGGTGAATTAGCCAATGAAGCGAACGTGTGAGCTGCTCCATCTAGTACATCCCTATCATCTGGGATCGGCACGACTGTAATCGAGCCTCCCGCAGCTGTAGCAGCTATGACAGTCCACCACCTGATACCAGCACTAACAACTCTAGTCTGGGATACAAATGACGGATGCGCTCCGGTACTAACCGTATACGCAGCCGCGGCTGTCATAGTAGTAGTGGCCTCTGCTAGTCCATACAAGTTGGTGCTTGACGCACCAGGTCTTATAACATTAACAGCAAGACCAGTACCACTGTTACCAGAAATAGTCTTGCCCCTAATTTGGTAGGGGACAGTAAATTGCCTACTACCGATGGGGTCGACTGCTCCTTCTGCGTGGGTACAAAATGGATCTGTAATTGAACACACATACTCTGCTTCTTTCATATAGCCACCATTACGCGGCTTCGCTTTTCTCATTCCTTTGTTGGTCATTATTCCAACTTATCTCTATATGCAAATATCTAATCTCTTCCGTATATTGCATACTGAGAGGTTCCGTTGGGACGATTAAACTCATACTTAGATGAGTCATAAGCTCGCTCCAGCTGCACTTGTTCATCGGGGGTGATGTCGAAAGCTTTGAAGAAAGACATGCGCGATTCACTGGACGGGGTTGTGACCGTCCTTGTCAACCCTAATGCCGCCCAGTAAAGGCCTCGCTGTTTCTCCTCAACCTCCCCACCTTGTGTGCCCCGACGCAATGCATCATAAAAATTCTGCATAACCGGGATACCCCCTGAACATGCCACTCCGGAATTCCCTGTTGCTCCACGATAGTAGTCCCATCTCTTCTTGTTATGGACCTGCTTTGTCGTGTAAGCATCCCTCTTCAGTACTACATGTGGATTACGTGACATCAACCACCTGTCACCTGCCCACACTGGCCTACTCTGGCAAAACTCAATTTGCTCGAATACTGAGACAGGTTCCTCGGCCTTCACGTGGAACCCGTACTCCAACCACCATTCTCCCAGGTTGCCCAGAAGAGGTAGGTTACATTTATCAATGAAAATAACAAAGTCATCACCATCTACTATGTAACGAAAAGGAACTCCCAACCCGGTTAGGTAATCATAGCTCAGATGTGATACGATTATCATGTTCCCTAGTGACGTGTTAACATCACCAGAGCAACGGACGCCGTCAACTCGATATCGTATAACCCCCTCTGATGTGTATATATTACCACGGGTGGTCTTCTGCCAAGACAACAGTTTGCTCAACCTTTTACGGTGTCGTCTTGGTGTGTGCCGGAGATAGCACTTGTGCTCATAACCAAGATGTTGCCTGGTAATGTGCTGGTCCAGTCTGCTGATGTCACCACCTACAGCTACTGGATCGCTAAGCTCGTCCACATGTTGTCTTATAACTGCAGCCCTATCTGCAGCGTTCAAACCCTTCATGACAACACGGAACCCGAATAGAGCATCTATCTCTCTATAGATGGGTTTTTCCATAGCTTTAATGTATCTACCAAGCACTAAGTTATATCTTGG